ATTAGTGCTACTGTTTCATATGATGTAACTCCACCTGCACATTTCGCTGGAAAACATTTCGGATGTATTATTGTTGCTGGCGGCGGCGGTGCTGGTATTGCACCAGGAGGCGGTGGTGGCGGTGCATCAGTAGTTTATATACCAAAAGGAATTCCATTTAATGCTGGAGATAAATGGGTATTTGATGTTGGTGCAGGGGGTAGAGGGGGATCAACAGGTGATGGTGCAAGTGGCGGTTCAACAAAACTAAAGGTAAAACCAAGTGGTGGAAGTTCTTATGAGGTTTTTGTGCAAGCCAATGGTGGTAGGGGTGGTGATGGTCTAATAAATAATTCTGGTATCGCGAGTGATGGTGGCACTGTTGAATTATTTAATACGACACACAAGAGAAGTCAAAATAGTATATTCAATGATTATCCAGATAATGATGATATTCAAACTTCAACAGGCGGTGATGGTGGTATTATAGTCGCGTTTACTGGCGGTGATTACGGCGGTGGTGGTGGTGGAGTAGGTGCATTTAATTATACATTCGGTCCATGGTCAAGTGGAACAGTTTTAGACCCTGTTGGTGGAAAAGGTTTTGGGGCAAGTGGTCAAACTCCTTCTAATGGAAATGGTGGTACTGGAGTTCTTGCTGCTGGTGGTGGGGCAAGAGGTCCAGTAGTATCACCATCAAGCGCAAGTAGTACTAATTTTCAAAGAAATTCTGGTGGAGGTATTTTTGATTCTTCCTACGATATGGCAACAAAGTATACAATGGATAGAGGTATGATTACAGGTGTCGCAGAAACTGGGTTTCAAGACGCCCAAGGTATTCCTTTTGGAACATCTAGCACTGTAACAACTGGAAACATATCAATGAAAAAGAATGTTTTTGTTGGTAATTCAAATACAAAAAATACACGAAATTCTTACTTCAAACTCACAAACACTAATAAAACTGATGGTGCTAAAGATGGTGGTGAAGGCTCTCACTCAAAAGCAGGTGGTCATGGGATTTATGGTGGAAAAGATGGAAATGCAAGAGAAACAGGAACTACTAGTGATGGTGGTTCTGGTACACATGGTAGAATCTATAATCCAAAAAATTGGGGCGGTGGCGGCGGTGGTGCTGCTGCATTTGATGGAAGTACAGGAGCATGGGGAGTTTGTGGTGGTCCTGGAATTGCTATGATATTCGGTTCAACACCTTCAGTAGATAGTGCGTTTTTAACGGCAGAAGGAACAGAATTAATTATACCACATATATTTCCCACAGCAGATGGGTATTTTGATAGTGATGGATGGCATTAATTTGAAAAAACTATTTTGTATAAATAACAATATAATAAGGAGATATTGAAATGGAAGATGAAGATTTTGAAGTAGAGTATGAGACTAATGATGTAGAAAGCAGTGAAAACGAAACTATTGATACTAGTGCAGAAGAAGATATAGAAGTGGAAGAAACTCCTACACTTGATATGATTGATGCTATCCATGATGGCAATCTTAGAGTTGCTGGTGAAGTTTTTAGTGATATGCTTGGTGATAAAATCAAAAGCGCACTAGATATGGAAAGAATATCTATGGGCCAAAAAATGTTTGCGAATGCAACATCTGAAGAATAAATTTATATAAATAAACTATAGGCTAATAAAAAGAGTTAATTTAATGAAAACTTTTAAAGAATTAAAAGAAAACCTACTAATTGAAAAATCTATGAAAGTAGATGGTGCTAAAGTTGATATTAAAAAAGTAGGAAAAGAATTTAAAGTTGATATTGATGGTGAGCATTTGGACAATTATAGTTCAGAAAAAGAAGCGATGACCATGGCAAAAGAATTCATTAAGCAATATAAAGGATAAGACATGAAACTAATTGCTGAGTACTGTGACGGTGCATTAGATTTAATCACTGAAGCAAAAGAAAATGGTGAGAAGTCTTATCAAATAGAAGGCGTTTTTGCACAAGCAGAAGCAAAGAATAGAAATGGTCGTATGTATCCAAAGCCTATTATGGAAAATGCGATCAACAAATATGTAAAAGAACAAGTTAAAACTGGACGCGCTGTAGGTGAGTTAAATCATCCAGACGGTCCAACTGTTAACTTGGATAAGGTATCCCATCGTATTACGGACCTCAAGTTTGAGGGAAATGATGTGATGGGTAAAGCACTTATATTAGACACTCCTATGGGTAAAGTTGTTAAGGGTTTACTTGATGGTGGTTGTCAACTAGGTGTTTCGACTCGTGGTATGGGAAGTCTTGAGAAACGTAATGGAATAATGGAAGTTAAGGATGATTTTATTCTTAACACCGTTGACATTGTTCAAGACCCAAGCGCACCTAATGCTTTCGTTAATGGAATAATGGAAGGTGTAGACTGGGTATGGGATAATGGAATGATTAAACCTCAAGAAATTGAAAAAATAGAGACTGAAATAAAAAGAACTCCATCAAAAGGTTTGCAAGAAGCGCAAATTCGTGGGTTTGAAAATTTCCTCTCGTTGCTGAAATAAAAAGGAGTCAAGTATGACTGATCAAACACAAGACCAGGAACTTGAGGTCCATGATGACAACGAAATTGTGGAATCTCACGAAGAAGTAACTGAAGCATCACTTTCAGATGATCCAGAAGGTGCGGAAGATGATTCCATACAATCTGTTCAGAAAGCGGCTCAAGTTACTAAAAAAGCATCCCCCCCTAAAACTAAGGCGGGTATGGTTAATGCTATGACTGATAAAATGAATGGTATGAAAACCAAGACTGAAATCAAAGCAGCATATGAAAAAATGATGGGTGAAGAAATTGAAGTAGATATGGAAGAAGAAACAATGGTAGAAGATACTTCTACTGCTGATTTGGAAGTCCTTATTTCTGCTGATGAATCTCTATCAGAAGACTTTAAAGCAAAAGCAAGTACAATTTTTGAGGCAGCACTTACTACAAGAGTTGCAACTAAAGTTCAAGAATTGGATGAAGCATTCGCAGAAAAAGTCACATCTCTGGAAGAGCAATACGCTACAGAGACTGAAGAAGCGATCAATGAAGCAAAGGGTGACCTTGTAGACAAGATTGATTCTTACTTAAACTACGTTGTTGAACAATGGATGGAAGAAAACCGTATTGCTGTAGAGCAAGGTATTCGCACTGAAATCGCTGAAGGCTTCATGGGTAAGTTGAAAGACTTGTTCACGGAATCTTACATTGAAGTTCCAGAAACCAAAGTTGACTTAGTAGACCAACTCGCTGAAGAAGTTCTAGAATTAGAAGAACTTTTGAATAAGCAAACCCAAACCAATGTTGATATGAACGAAACAATTTCTAATTTGAAGCGTTCTGCTATTATTGCAGAAGCATCATATGATCTTGCTAGTACTGAAGCATCAAAATTGGAAAAACTGGTTGAAGGCGTAGAATTTGAAAATGAAGATAATTTCAAATTTAAAGTTGACACCATCAAAGAGTCTTACTTCAATGGTACACCAGCAGTCGCACCTGCTGCTATCGTAGAAGAAACACTTACAGAAGAAACCCAAGAAGATACGGATGTAGATGTAAACGTATCAGATAGCATGGCTAAGTATGTCGCTGCTATTAAAGCAAGTAACTAAGGAGTATCCATTATGGAAATGAATTACAATCAACTGATTGAAAAATGGGGTCCGGTTCTCAATGAAGAATCTGCTGGTTCCATCCAAGACAAGCACCGCAAAGCAGTTACTGCTGTTGTGCTTGAAAACCAAGAAATTGCTTTGCGTGAGCAAGCAACACAACAAGGTGGTTTCGGTCAACTGACAGAAGCAGCACCAGCAAACAACACAGCAAATGTTGCTAACTGGAACCCTGTACTTATTTCGTTGGTTCGCCGCGCAATGCCAAACATGATGGCATATGATGTATGTGGTGTTCAGCCAATGACAGGTCCAACTGGTCTGATTTTCGCAATGAAATCAACCTATGAAACTTCTCGCGGTGGGGCAAGTGCAAATGATGAAGCACTCTTTAATGAAGCAGTAACTGCTTTCTCTGGAGATTCTGCTGCAAACATGGTAGCCGATGGTTCTGGTCTTTCTGGTGTAGCAGATTCAGGAACACCTGACTCAAGCATTGACAATAACCGTAATGATCCTGCTGTTGGTACTCCAGGAATGTCGCTTGCAAATGGCGAAGCACTTGGAACATCTGGTGCAAGTGCATTTGCTGAAATGGGTTTCACCATTGAAAAAGCAACTGTATCTGCCAAAACACGCGCATTGAAAGCAGAATATTCGCTTGAACTCGCACAGGATTTGAAAGCAATTCATGGTCTGGACGCTGAAAGCGAACTCGCCAACATTCTTTCAACTGAAATCCTCGCGGAAATCAACCGCGAAGTTATTCGTACCATCAACTCACAAGCAAAAACTGGTGCATCCACTGGTAACACTTTGTTGAATGGTGTTTTTGATCTTCAAACAGATGCTGATGGTCGTTGGAGCGTTGAGAAGTTTAAAGGTCTCATGGTTCAAATTGAGCGTGAAGCCAATAACATTGCCAAAGAAACTCGTAGAGGTCGCGGTAACTTCATCATCACATCTAGTGATGTTGCATCGTGCTTGGCAGCAACTGGTATGTTGGATTATGCTCCAGCAATGTCAACCAACTTGAATGTTGATGACACTGGTAACACATTTGCTGGTGTTCTTAACGGACGCACAAAAGTATATGTTGACCCATATGCCACTGTTGACTACATCACTGTAGGTTATAAAGGTACAAATGCATATGATGCTGGTATCTTCTATTGCCCATATGTACCTCTCACAATGGTTCGCGCCGTTGGTGAGAATGATTTCCAGCCAAAAATTGGTTTCAAAACTCGTTACGGCATGGTATCAAACCCATTTGTTGGTTCTTCGCCAGCAAACGGTCTTGCAACAAAGCAAACAAACCAATACTACAGAATCTTCAGAGTGGACAACATTCTGGGTGCATAGTATTGCACAAGAAGGGCGAAACAATTAACGATTTCGCCCTCTATAAAACTTTTAAAGCAGTGCTACGGCACTGCTTTTTTTATGGTAATTAGGAAGAAAATCCTACCTTGACAGTTTTTCCATTATGGGGAGAAACATTCAAAGCCATTTCCTTTTGAAAATCGCGATAGGATTTATCATCTTCTTCAAGTGTTTGCAACCACTCATCAACAGTCGTATTTGAAGAAGGATATTCTTTCCATGCCACATTGTTTTCGCAGAAAGCAGCCATTACGAAAGCAACTGCATCTTGCTCACGTTCAACGTCAGAAACAATATAAGTGTTTCCACCTTTGAACTTCCAGTAAGCATTACCACTTGAGAATTTTCCATCCTCTGCATGTGCGCCATAATTTTCCAGAACTTGAGTGTGAACTACAAAAGTCATATGATTCTCTCTTTCTCTTTTGTTACAATTATAATTACTATAATTTTATAGGTATGTCAAGTATAAATATAGATATAATCGGATATAATTGGATATAATTGGATAAAATCAGATGGCAACAGTTACCACAAATATGAACTATCTTCAACCTACCAATTTTAAGGTAGTTATAAACCATAGCACATTTGGAAACCTTGAGTTCTTCGCTCAAAGAATTGTGCATCCCGGTGTAAGCGTTCAAGCACCAAGTGTACCATTCAAGAGAATTTCAAGCATTTCAATTCCAGGTGATACACTAACTTTTGAAGACTTGGCGATGGATATTTTAGTTGATGAAAATATGCAAACTTATATTGAAGTTTTTAACTTGTTGAGTTCTTTGGTTGAGACAAAATATAAATCTCCTATGGATAAAGCAGCATCTGTTTCTTCAACACAAGAATTAGACATAACTTTAACCATAACTAGTAGTCACAATAATGTTGTGAGGACGATTAGATATATTGATTGTGTTCCCACTAGCATTGGTACAGTGTTAATGGAAGCAACTTCCGAAACATCACCTGTAATTACCTTTCCAGTAAACTTTAAGATTGGATATTACGAGATAAAATAGACCTATATATTACTAATACATTATGGAGAATATGATTGCTTAACCTTGAAGAAATACTTGAACATTGGTCAAACGACTGTAATATTGATGAGCATAATCTAGATAAATCTAGTGTGGACATTGCGAAATTACATGCAAAATATTTGCAATTACTTTCAGTATATAAACTTCAAAAGAAACGGGCTGAGATGAATCAAAAAATTCTTCTCAAAGATAAGTGGCTATATTATAATGGTAAGATGACTGAAAACCAAATTATTGAAAAGAATTGGGAGTTTGACCCATTTGATGGTATGAAAATTATGAAGGGTGATATGAACTATTATTACGATTCTGATCCAGATATTCAGAAAAGTGAAGAAAAAATAATCTATTATAAGACATTGATTGAAACGCTCCAAGAAATTGTAGANACATTACGCTGGCGGCATCAAACAATAAGCAATATAATAAAGTGGAAGGTATATCAAAGCGGTGGATAAGATAGTAGTACAGAAGAAGAATGAATGTTCTCTTCTGTTAGGTTGTGATAATGGTATTATTCAAGAACTAAATGAATATTTTTCGTTTTTTGTTCCAGGATATAAGTACATGCCAAAATATAAATCAAAGATGTGGGATGGTAAGATAAAGATATTTAATGCTCTATCTCATGAATTGCCATCAGGATTATTACATCAACTAAAAATATTTTCTAAAGAAAGAGGATATGAATTAGAATATGAAGATGGGGAGTACGGCCCACCAGAAGTTTTTAATAAAATAAATCCAAGAGAAATTATGGATTTTATTGAAAGTTTAAATTTGAGGAGTCGTGGAGAACCAATATCTATACGAAGTTATCAATTTGATGCTGTGTGTTCTGCCATAAGAGAAAGAAGGTCTCTTTTATTATCACCAACTGGATCAGGTAAATCATTGATAATATATGTTTTGATGAGATGGTATATGGAAAATCATCACGATAATGTTTTGGTTATTGTTCCAACTACTTCTCTTGTTCAACAGATGTTTGCAGATTTTAGTGATTATTCTTCACACGATAATAGTGTTAATATAGAAAAGGATTGCCATTTTATTTACTCTGGTCAAGCAAAAAAAGGAATAAAAGAAAGAATAATTATATCAACTTGGCAATCTATTTACAAACTACCTGCACCATGGTTTTCAAATTTTGGTGTAATTTTTGGTGATGAGTGTCATGGGTTTAAATCAAAATCCTTAACATCTATTATGAATAAAAGTAGAAACACTGCATATAGATTTGGAACTACTGGAACTTTAGATGGTACTGAAACTCACAAATTGGTTTTAGAAGGATTATTTGGAAAGGTAATAAAGGTAACTACTACTAAAAAACTACAAGATGATTCAACACTTGCGCCTCTTGAAATATATATGTTAAAGTTGAAATATGATGAGGATGATTGTTTTCAAAACGTAGGAAACACCTATGCACAAGAAATTAATTGGATTGTTTTAAATGAAAAAAGAAATAAATTTATTCGCAATTTATCATTAGGTATGGATGGCAATACGCTAGTACTATTTCAATTTGTGGAAAAGCATGGTAAGGTTCTTTATGATTTAATATGCGATAAAAAAGAAGATAAGAGAAAAGTATTTTTTGTTTCTGGAGCAACAGAAGCGGCAGATAGAGAAGCCATTAGAAAAATTGTAGAAAGTCAAAAGGACGCAATCATTGTTGCATCTCTAGGAACCTTTAGTACTGGTATAAATATTAGAAACCTACACAATATAATATTTGCTTCACCAAGTAAATCTCAAATTAGAGTGCTGCAAAGTGTTGGTAGAGGATTGCGAAAAAGTGACGATGGAAGAATTACTAAATTATATGATGTGATAGACGATTTACGGCATAAAAAGAAAATGAATTATGCTTTACTTCATGGAGAAGAACGATTAAAAATATACAAAAAAGAACAGTTCAACTTTAAAAAATACGAGGTGAAATTATGAGTGCTAAAGATATTGAAAGAGTAAAACAAATAAAAATGTCATCAGGAGATGAAATACTTTGTGAAATAGTAGATATCACTGATGATGAACTTATAGTTCGTCACGCACTTCAGATTTGTAAAATTGAAATTGATGCGAATAGAAGTTATGGTATGCTTCGGCCTTGGATTTCATTCCAAGAAAAAACACAAGAACTTATTTCATTAAATGATATGCATATATTAGCCATAGCAGTACCTAGCGAGGATTTAATAAGTCAATTTGACAAAGCCATTACTAATAAAGTGGATGAGGATTTAGATGTTGAAACTTGGATGGAAAGGTTATATAATAAAAAGGAAGATTTAGAAGTTAAATTTCACGAAATGCTTGACAGCGATGAAAATATTATAAAATTTCCATCAGGTTATAAACATTGATTCCCCCCTATAAAGGATTCTCCTTATTATACACTTAACTTATGATTCTGTCAACCCCTAAAATAAAATAAAATAATTATGCTTTACATTACCGTCTATTTGTGGTATAATAGTAGGAATACAAGGAGTGAATTGAATGCCAAAGGCCAAAACAAAAAATACCCATTATGTAAATAATGCCGAATTTTCAGAAAAAATTGTAGAATATGTTAAAACTATAAATGAAGCAAGAGATAATAATGAAGAATTGCCTGTAGTTCCAAATTATTTGGCATTATGTTTTTTAAGAATTGCTGAAAATCTTTCTCATAAATCTAATTTTATTAGGTATACCTATCGTGAAGAAATGGTTATGGACGCAGTAGAGAATTGTTTAAAGGCAGTAGAAAATTATAATATTAATGCTGCTACTAGAAGTGGTAAACCAAACGCCTTTGCTTATTTCACTCAAATTATTTGGTATGCATTTCTAAGAAGAATTGCCAAAGAAAAAAAACAACAAGATATTAAAGAAAAATATATGTCTCAATCTGGTATAGAAGCGTTCCTTGTTACTGAAAATGGCGATGCTTCAACTGGTGTCGCGACACATTTCATTGATGTTCTCAAAGACCGAATTGACAAAGTAAAAGAATACGACACAGAAATAAAAGAATTTGGTAAGGCTGAGAAACAACAAAGGAAAAAAAGAACAGTTAATGTTGATTCCGATTTGAAAGACTTTTTAGAATGAAATTATTAATATTAAACGATACGCATACAGGTATAAGAAATGCCTCTGATATTTTTTTAGATAATGCGGCAAAATTTTATAAAGAAATATTATTTCCATATTGTGACAATCATAATATCAAGCAAATTTTGCATCTGGGAGATTATTACGATCATCGCAAGTTTATTAACTTTAGAGCATTGACACACAATCGCAAGAGTTTTCTAAACCCTATGCGAGAGCGTGGCATGACTATGGATATTATTCCGGGTAATCACGACACATATTTCAAAAATACTAACGAGTTAAATTCGCTCAAAGAACTATTGGGTCATTATATGAATGAAGTTCATATTGTTATGAAACCAACAGTAATGAATTATGGCGGTTTAGATATTGGTTTATTGCCATGGATTACTTCTGAGAACTATGAAGAATCTATGAATTTTGTGAAAAATTGTAAGGCATCATTTCTTGGTGGTCACTTAGAATTATCTGGTTTTGATATGATGCGTGGAATTAAGAATACGCATGGTATGGATAAAGAAGCATTTTCAAGATTTGAAATGGTTTTATCTGGTCACTATCATACCAAATCCCAAAAAGATAATATTTTTTATCTAGGTACTCAAATGGAATTTTTCTGGTCAGACGCTCATGACCCTAAACACTTTCATGTACTAGATACTGAAACTCGCGAATTAGAAGCAATAGTTAATCCTTTCACATTATTTGAAAAGATATTGTATGACGATACAAAGACAGACTATAGTAATTATGATGTAGACTATTTAGACAATAAGTTTGTTAAATTAGTCGTAATTAATAAATCTAATCCCTTTACATTTGATCAATTTTGTGATAGAATAACGAATAGAAAAATACATGAATTAAAAATTGCTGAGAATTTTGACGAATTTATAGGTGAAAGAGTGGGTGATGAAGGAGTATCTGTAGAAGATACCACTACTCTTCTTGACAGTTACATTGATAATGTTGATACTGAATTAGATAAGTCTAGAATTAAAATTGAAATGAGAAATTTATTGACTGAAGCACAGGCACTTGAAATCGCATGATAATATTTAAATCATTGAAGTATAAAAATTTCCTATCAACTGGGAATAATTGGACTGAAATAAAATTAAATAATTCTAAATCTACTCTCATTGTAGGATTAAATGGGTCAGGTAAATCAACTATGTTGGATGCCATATCATTTGGGCTATTTGGCAAACCTCATCGTGGCATAAACAAACCTCAATTAGTTAATACAATTAATAATAAAGATTGTGTGGTTGAAGTTGCCTTCTCAATAGGAAGTAAAGACTTTAAAATTGTTCGTGGGATAAAGCCAACCCTTTTTGAGATTTGGACAAATGGTAGTATGATTGATCAATCATCCCATGCTAAAGAGTATCAAAAAATATTAGAACAAAATATTTTGAAACTAAATCACAAATCTTTTCATCAAATTGTAGTATTAGGCAGCAGTTCTTTTATTCCATTTATGCAACTTCCAGCACAACATCGTAGAGATGTTATTGAGGATTTATTAGATATAAATGTTTTCTCTAAAATGAATATTATTCTTAAAGAGAAAACTGCATTGTTACGTGAAAAATTAAAAGATATAAAATACACTATTGATTTAACTGAAAATCAAATAAAAACTCAGAAGAAATATATCAAAGATTTGACCACATTAAATGAGGAATTTATAGATAAAAGAAATTCTGATATATCTGATTTAATATCTGAGTGTGATACTTTGGAAGACAATAATATATTGTGTCAGAAGTTTATTGATGAAAATCAAAAAACAATGCAAGAGGAATTAAATCGTGCTAATGATAAAAAACAAGCACTACTACAATATCAAGCCCAATTCAAAACAAAAATAAAAGCATTGGTCAAAGAGGCAAAATTCTACGAGAAAAATGAAACTTGCCCAACTTGTACTCAGATTATTGATCCAACACTTAGATCAAAAAATCTTGATGAGGCACAAAAGAAAGCAAAAGAACTTAAAGAAGCAATGGATCATGGAATTAAAGAATCATCTATTGTAGAAGATACTATTGGGCGGTACACTGAGTTGGCAAATAAAGTCAGTCAGAATTTGTCAATTATATCTTCCAATAATAATACAATTACTCGCCTACAAAAACAAGTACAATCTTACCAAGATGAGTTAAATAAACTTTCTGAAAAAACTGGAGATTTGTCAAATGCTACCTCTGAATTAAAAAAATTAGAGGACGTTAAAAATGGTTCAAATAATGAAAGGTATGAAATAAATGAATCATATACTTATAATGCAGCCATGGCAGAAATGCTTAAAGATACTGGAATAAAGACTAAAGTAATTAAACAATACTTGCCTGTAATCAATAATTTAGTAAACAAATATTTACAGACATTAGATTTTTTTGTTCATTTTGATTTGGATGAATCCTTTCAAGAAACTATTCGTTCAAGGCATAGAGATGCTTTTTCATACGACTCTTTCAGTGAAGGTGAAAAACAACGTATTGATCTAGCACTTTTGTTTACTTGGAGAATGATCGCCAAGATGAAAAATTCTGTAGCAACCAATCTTCTAATTTTAGATGAAACTTTTGATTCTTCTTTGGATCATGATGGTGTTGACAATCTTATGAAAATACTGTATACTCTTGATGATGATACTAATGTTTTTGTAATTTCACATAAGGGAGAAATTCTTGATGGAAAATTTGAAAATAAAATAGAATTCTTTAAGAAGAAAAATTTTAGTAAAATAAAATAAGTGCTTGACGATTCAAGTATTATGTGTTATAATTGCAGAAATGAAACAATGGAGATTAAATTATGAGAGAAGTGATTAGCGAAGCCACAATTCAAGTATTGAAGAACTTCGCATCTATTAATTCAAATATTGTTATTGAAAATGGTAGCAGTATCAGAACTATTTCAGAAGCAAAAAATATTCTGGCAAAAGCAGAAGTTGAACAGACCTTTCCTCAAAGGTTTGGAATTTATGATCTAAGTGAATTCCTTGGAGTGCTTGGTTTGGTTGATACGCCAGTGTTAGATTTCTCTGGAGATTATGTTACTATTGGAGATTCTACTGGTAGATCAAATATCAAGTATTTTTTCTCTGATCCAGACATGCTGACAACATCTTCAAAAGATGTAAAGATGCCAGAAGGTGACATTAAATTTCGCCTAGATATGGATACATTAAATAAACTAAAACGAGCGGCATCGCACTAGGTCACTCAGAATTGATCATTGAATCTAGTGGAAATGACGGTCTTGCGAAATTGACGGTAACGACAACTGATAATTCTACAGCGAATACTACTTTTCTATTGATATTCCTGTTGAAGAAAATTCAAGTAGTTATAAGTTTGTGTATAACATTAACAACTTGAAAATTTTAACTGGTAATTATGATGTGGAGATTTCATCAAAATTGATTTCAAAATTGACTAATACTGAAACTAAATTGCAATATTGGATTGCGCTTGAAAAAACATCTACTTACGGAGAGTAATTAAAAATGGCTGACGATAAAAATAAAAAAGTTGAAGACCCACATAAAAAAGCATATGACCTTATGAATCAAATTTCTCGCAGTGCGATTGCAGTAATTGATACAGTAACGCAGCGTGGTGGTTTTCGTGGTGAAGAACTATCAACAATTGGACAGTTGAGGGATCAGTGTACTCAAGGTGTGCAGATTGTTGAAAACTATAAGCAAGAGCAAGCAGAAGAGTAGTTAGTAAATTCCTATAAGGATACAATTATATTATGGATGTTGAATTACAACGAAAGTTGGATAATGAATTTTTGTGGGTGGAGAAATACCGCCCACAAACTATTGAGAGGACTATTCTACCATCTGATCTAAAAGAAACATTTAAACAAATTATTAAGACCAGTGAAATTCCAAACATGTTGTTTACTGGAACTGCTGGTCTTGGTAAAACAACAATAGCCAAAGCGTTATGTCATACTTTAGGACTTGATTATATAATTATTAATGGTTCTGAGGATGGCAATATTGACACTTTACGTGGAAAGATTAAACAATTTGCTTCTACTGTATCTTTACAAGGTGGTTATAAAGTTGTAATTTTGGATGAGGCAGACTATCTCAATCCACAATCAACTCAACCTGCATTACGTGGATTTATAGAGGAATTTAGTAATAATTGTCGTTTCATAATGACATGCAATTTTAAAAATCGTATTATTGAACCACTTCATTCAAGATGTGGTGTTTATGAATTTAATACATCCAAAAAAGAAATGGCAAGTCTTTGTGGTGATTTTTTTAAACATGCTAGAAATATTCTTGAACAAGAGAATGTAAAATTTGAAGATCAAGACCTTGTTAAGATTATCATGAAACATGCTCCTGATTGGAGAAGGGTTTTAAATGAAGTACAAAGACGATCTGTGGGTGGTGTTCTTAGTAATAGCGGTTCTAATAGTACTGGTATCAATGAAATTGATGCTCTCTTAAAGTTTATCAAAGATAAAGACTTTAAGAAAATGCGGTCTTGGGTGGTGAACAACATTGATACTGATAGTTCTGCAATCTTTAGAGGAATTTATGATAAAATGTCAAATCATATCAAACCTCATGCTATCCCTCAAGTTGTTCTAATTCTTGCGGAATATCAATATAAGAATGCTTTTGTTGCTGATTTAGAAATCAATACGGTTGCATGTCTAACTGAAATAATGGCAAATGTGGAGTTCATAGAATGAGTGTTGCTTATGAAGGGTTAAATGATTGTGTGATATATGATTTTGAAACACTTTCTGTTGATGTAAACAGAGGTGTTGTATTATCTTTAGGTCTGCTTACTTTCTCTAGGGCAAGATTTACAAATAATCCATACAGTTATGAAGAACTTTTAGATAGTAGTGTTAGTATTAAATATGATGTTAAAAAGCAAGTGGAAGTTTATGATCGTAAGATTTCAAAATCTACGCTTGATTGGTGGAATAACCAACCCAAAGAAACAACAGCAGCAGTGATGGTTCCATCAGAAAATGATAAAGATATTAGCGAAACCTATAACTTTTTTGTGCAGAATGTAAATATCAATAACCTAAAAACAGTGTTTTCTCGCGGAAATACTTTTGATATTCCTTTCTTTGAAGGTATCTTAAATGATACTGGTAAAAAAGTTCCTTATCCATTTTGGATGGTTCGTGATACAAGATCATTTCTTGATGGTTTGCTTTGGGGGTCTGATGTTAAGAACGATTATATTCCAGAAGGATGTGCAGAAAAGTTTTTTAAACATGATGCGCGACATGATTGTGTAATGGATGTAATGCGTATGCAAACAGTGATACAAAACCTATGAACCACTTTGATTATTTAAACTCAATCAACCATAACAAAGACGATATTATGGTTGATGATATCACTGAGAAAGCATATAAATCATACTACATTAATAGATCATTATCCTATTTTAATGACACTATCCTTGCTGCAAATGAGATGAATAAGCATCACCACATTGATAACAGATTACAATATGATTTTATGCGTAATATTGTTAGAAAAAGAAAGCGGTTCTCTAAATGGACTAAGGCTGATAAAATGGATGCTTTAGATTCAATTAAGGAGTATTATGGATATTCAAATCAAAAGGCCAGAGAAGTTTTGAAATTAATTCCTAAAGAACATTTAGATCATATTAGATTTAAGTTGCGTAAGGGCGGTAAAAATTAAAATTATATAAATACCATTGTCATTAATGAATATAACAAAAAAGTGAGTTGACAATGAATGAGGAAACAAATATAATAAGTTGGTCGCCAAATGATATGTTAGAGATAACATTAAATGAACCTGATGATTTTTTGAAGGTAAGAGAAACATTAACAAGAATTGGCGTATCAAGTAGAAAAGAAAATAAATTATTTCAATCGTGTCATATCCTTCATAAACAAGGTAGATACTTTATAGTGCATTTTAAAGAATTATTTTTGCTAGATGGCAAAAAATCAAACTTAGAAGAAAGCGATATAGGTCGTAGAAATACTATTGCTACACTTATGTCTGATTGGGGTCTAGTCTCCATACAGAATGAATCAGTTGCTAAAAATTTAGCACCTCTGCGACAGATTAAGATTATTCCTTTTAAAGAAAAAAATAATTGGGAACTATGTCCCAAGTATAATATAGGAAGAAAATAAATGCAGAGTTTCAAATCTCACCTTATAAATGAAAGTGCGCTTAGTGCGCTAAGAACTGCGACGAAAGCCCACAAAGGGCAGTTTAGAAAAAGTGGTGGTGAATATATTGCTCATCCAAAAGAAGTTGCCAAAATAGTTGCTAAATTTAAACCAAAATCAAAAAATTTATCTGCATTAGTTCAAGCAGCATATTTGCATGATACTATAGAAGATACTGATTTATCACACGCCGACTTAGTTAAGCAGTTTGGTGGGTTGGTTGCCAATCTTGTTGACCAATTGACCACTAAAAAAGATGATCTTGAAGCAGCAGGTGGTAAGGGTGAGTATATAAAAGATAAGATGGTTAACATGACAAGTTGGGCATTAGTTATTAAACTCGCTGATAGACTTGCTAATGTATCTGATATTAAGCAGCAGAAACCAGAATGGCAAAGAAAATATGCTGGCGATACAAAATTGGCGTTAGACGCTGTAAAAAAAGATAGAAAACATTTGAGTCCTACGCATAAGAAAATTATTAAGAATATAGAAACTATAATAAAGCCTTATGTATCATGAAACTTTTTTCTAAATTTATAACAGAAATCACTAAAAATCAACGTAAAAAGAAAGAAGCCTATGCTTTGACATATGTTAGGCAAGGTAAGATGGGTATTCTAAGAATTAGGCCATTACCAGGCAGCAAGTGGGTTGAAGTACGTGGTAAAGTAGGATTTGAATATAATTACGATGAAAATGATTATCTACACAGAACGATGACTCTTATCGGTAAAGGTGTGAATGTATCTGATTTTGTAAATGGTACAGAGGTTGTACTATATGATAGAGGTGATAAAGTTGCAAAACTAGCATTAAGAGCAGTTAGAGCAATTGTAAAATATCCAGACGCCCAGCATTGGTAGGTAATAATAAATGAAAAGTTTTATATGTCATTTAAATGAAAGTATGTTAGAAAAACTTTTAACTATGAAAGTTAGAAAGTCTATTAAAAACGCTGGTGGTAAAATCTATCAAATTGGTGGTGTGGTTCGTGATGAACTACTTGGAAAGGTTTCAAAAGACTTAGACTTAATCGTTGTTGGTGTAGAACTAAGCGATTTAGAAGAAATATTAAAGCCTCACGGTAAAGTGAATATGGTTGGCAAATCTTTTGGTATTCTGAAATTTGTACCAACAGGTTCAACAGAAGAAGAAGATGTTGATATTTCAGTACCAAGAGTTGACTCTAAGAGTACTGGGGCTGGTCATAAAGATTTTGAGGTACAATTAGGAAAAGGTATTACTTTACAACAAGATCAGTTGAGAAGAGATTTTTGGATAAATCAATTGGCTAAAGATGTTGATACTGGAGAGATTATTGACACTGATGGCAAGGGTATGAAAGATATTAAGAATAAAGAAATTCGTATGATCAGTCCTACTTCATTTGAAGATGATCCTTTAAGAATGTTAAGAGCCATTCAATTCGCGGCTAGGTTTGAATTTAAAATTGAAAAAAATACTTTCAAGGAAATGAAAAAACAAGCACATACTATTTCATCAGTTTCTTCTGATAGATTCAATGAAGAATTTAAAAAACTTTTCACCAAATCAAAAAAACCATCAATCGGTATAAAACTTTTATTTGAAAGTGGATTGATGAAACATTTATTCCCAAAGGCATCTATTAAAGACATTAATTTAAAAGCATTAGATAAACTAGAAACTAAAAATTATGGTTCTTTTATAGGAATGGTTTTGATGAGTTATAAACAAGATGCTGGTAAAATCGCCAAGGCTGGAATGAAACTATCTAATATTGATTCAAAAGCAGTTCAATCTGTAACTTCATACAAAGATATGGATTTAGTTAAATTAGTTGGATGGGCTAAAGATAACGATATTAAATCTGCTGATGCTTATCTTACTGCTATAGGAAAACCAACAGTATCATCAAAATTAAAAAGTGTTAAATATCTTTCAGTTAAAGAATTACCTATAAATGGAAAAGATGTTTCTCAATTGGGGTTTAAAGGTAAGAGTATAGGTGATGCTTTACAATCTGCATTAGATTTCTCTATTAAGACTAATAAAACAAGTAAAAACGATCTTCTTAAACATATAAATAGTAAGAACAAATGATAAGGAGATTTAAACATGGCGTGGGTAACTATTACAAACAATCCGAGTTGGCAATATGACAATTCGCCGCCTGATCCAGGTGCTAATAGCCCACTAAGACCTCTATGGTTAAAACAAACTAACGGTATTAGAACTACAAATGGTCATGCCGTATATACAAGTGTTCGCAAAACAGTAAATTCAGCATCTGGTACATCTACAGTTTCCATGGGTGAAATGAGTAAAACCTTCTGGGATAATGTATCATGATCAAGTTTAAAATATTTATAACTGATGAGTATCAGAGAGATTACAAAAAAGAAAGAAAAAACTATCTTGGAACTCCAGAACAGATGGAGAGAAACGCCGCTAGAAAACGCGCTAGAAGAAAGATGGAAAAAGAGGGTAAGGCAGAGCCTTTTGATGGGAGAGATATTCATCACAAAGATGGTGACCCACTCAATAATGATCCAAAAAACTTATCAAGTGTAACTGTTCATTATAATCGCAAAGAGCCAAGGTTGCGAGATAAAAAATGACCAGAAAATTTTTTATGGATTGTGAAAGTCTAGATTGGAATGATACTTTTGCTCTCAGTTATTTTTTTTCTGAAGTATCTGCTTTGGCCTATCATGATGGAACTAAAGCAAAAAGAGAATTATCAAAATTAGGTTTCAAATCATATAAATTTTTAGAGAATGATGGCGCACAATGTCATATCTTTTCAGATAAAGATAATATTATTGTTGCTTTTAGAGGTACAGAACCAACAGAGTTTTCAGATGTTAAAGCAGATTTACTTGCATTTAAAAGAAAATCTAAAACTGAGGGTATGGTTCATATGGGATTTAAAATAGAATTAAGAAAACTTTGGTCTGATATTGAAGCACTACTTCAAAAAAGTAAAAGAAAACAACTTTGGATTACTGGTCATTCTCTTGGTGGTGCTATGGCAACACTATGTGCATCTAGACTTGAAGAAAAAAATCCTATATTATTTACATATGGTTCACCAAGAGTTGGTGGTAAAGAATTTTGTGTAGGTATGGATGTTGAGCATTATAGATTTAGGAATAATAATGATATTGTGCCAACAGTTCCTTTATGGATAATGGGATATAGGCATCACGGCACAGAGAGATATATTAATCATTATGGAAATATTCGTAGATTGTCCTTTTGGCAAAAGATAAAGGATTCTTTGAGGGGTAGGTGGTGCGCCATGAAAAATAAACAAATTTTTGATGGAATATATGATCATAGTATTGAACATTATTCAAGTAAATTGAAGAAATTTAAAAAATGATTTGGGATATGATTGAAAATATGGCTTCAGATCGTTTATGGATTTATACGGGTATTATGGGTTCGGTATTTGGCGCACTATTTTTAGCATATATGAGAGATACAAAAATTGGATTATGGTTATACTCTAAATGGGATATATTACTAGATACTATAAGAGACAAGTTTGGGTGGACTTGGTTTGATCAACCAGATGATGCTTGGAGAAGTTTATCTCCTAAAATAGCAAAAAANATAGATGAACTTGAAACNAGAATAAAAAGGTTAGAAAAATGAAAACATTCAAAAATTTTATAATAGAAGATAAATGTGATTTAGTAGGTATGAAACAAATCAAAGCATTTGAATCTATTGTTGATAAATTATTCAAAAAATATGGAATTGATTTCAAATTCACTCGTCATTTTGGTGATAGGATGGGAGATGATAGAAATACACCTTGTATCTCTATGAAAGAGTTAGCAGAATTTATAAAAAAGATTTACGCAAGACAAGGTAAGTCACTCAAAGGTGTGGCTGGTGCTGAAGCGGTAATTAAAGATATGCAATCTGATTTGAATATTCCAGTAGCAGTTAAATATGATCAAAGAAAAGATGAATTTGATGTTGTAATGAAAACAATTATGCGTAAGAAAAACTTTCATACGCCAGATAAGGTTATAAAATATGCGTAAGTATAGTCAAGTTCTCTTAGAGTTAAGGACTACTACACCAAAACCTAAAGATACTCTTGGTATCTCAAGAGTAGATATGCCCCAAGTTCGTTCAGCAGATTATGATGAACTTATAGAGTATTTGAAAAATTTAGGTATAAAAATGGAAAGAAAAGAAGTCAAAGCCAAAAGACTACGAGCCACCCAATCTGATTTTAATAAAGATAAAATAGTTAAGGCTATGGGCCGAATAAAAACTATTGGTCAAGCAAAACCACTTCTGGTTTCTTCAGATAACTATATTGTTGATGGTCATCACCGTTGGTTGGCGGCTAGAAATGGTGGTGCATCAATACCTATTATGCAATCTGATGTAAAAATCAAAATATTACTTAGAGCAATAAAAAAATTCCCTAAGTCTTTTACTAAGACGATAGATGAAGAAGAAATATATAAAATGGAATGGCGTAGAACATTTTTGGATTAAATTATGAAATACTTTATATCAGCACCTTTTGGAAACTATTTAAAACTTCCTAACGCAATTAGCGTAACTGGAAGTTGGACCGTTGAAAAAAGAGAAGGACTTATTCCCCAAATTTTTAAAACTCTTAGATATAAAAATGGTGGATGGATTAATAAAATTGGATTGCGAAATGCTGGAATATATGAGGGTTTAAAAAGAACAAACTCTACAGATGTGTTGAGCCTTGCCGCAATAAATGAATATGATTGGCTACATCTGTCTCGTATAGTAGATAAAAATTCATCTGTTGAGATTAATATAAGTTGTCCAAACCTTGATAAAGATGTGGGTGCGGTAAATTTATCTGGTTTTGATTTATTTCCTAAGAGTGAAAGAGAATGGTGTATATGCAAAATACCACCTACTGCGACAGAATGTCTTATAGACAAGATAGTAGATTTAGGATATAATCAAATACATGCAAGCAACACTTTGTATTCTTTAAATGGCGGTCAAAGTGGAAAAATTTTAAAACCATATACTACAAGGATTATAGAATATATAAAGAGAAAACATCCTAGCATTACTGTAATCGCTGGTGGTGGAGTTACAAATAAGGATGATGCAGAATTTTATTTTGATAAAGGTGCAGACTATGTAAGTCTAGGAACAGTATGTTTCACTCCTTGGAAAATAAAAAGCATAATTTCTTAATTTTTTTTACTAACCTCTTGAAATCAGGAAATAAAAACATATATAGTAATGAGTTAGCATCTTGATGCTAATCAAACCAAGGGGATGCGAATAATCGGTCCCATTACAATCTTGCTTGATCAAAAGGAGATAACAATGACAGGCTTACAAACACTTTTTCCACGTTCATCTTTCGTGGGTTTTGACCATTTATTCAATGAACTAGAGTTCACTGCTAAACATGCTCAAGATCACTATCCACCACACAATATTATTAAAGCAGGAGAATCAGATTATTTGATTGAACTTGCTATTGCTGGATTTTCACAAGATGAAATTAATGTTGAAGTAAAAGATAGAACTTTGACAGTAACTGGTGAACACGTTTCTAAAGGTAGAGAATTTATCCATCGTGGCATTTCAACAAAGAAATTTAAACGAACCTTTAGGCTGTCTGAACACGTACAAGTAAACGGAGCAAATATTCTAGATGGTATTCTGGCAATTGAATTGCAGTACGTCATTCCAGAATCAATGCGTCCTCGTAAAATTAAAATTGGCAATTACGAGGAAAACTCAAATGCAACACATACTAACAACGCACAACTTCTTAACGAGAGGTCTAACAGGTCTCTTTGACTTTATTCTTTCTGTAGGAAAAACTATTCAATTTTCAAGACAGTGTTCAGCGAATGCAGATTTGGTTCAATATTTTAGAATAGAATATCCAAATATGTCTGACCATGAAATACTGGCTGAATTGAATAGGAGAACTTTGGAGGATTTTAAATGATTCAATGGATCAAAAATTTCTTTCAAATTGTAACACCTATGACTGAAATAGAAACCAGAGATGCATATTTTGCTGAAGCAAAGGATTTATGTGATCTGGAACGTAGAATGAGGGCGTGGGACAAAACATCAACGAACCAAAACCTTCGCGGATGGGTTTGATCTTATACCATATTATGATGAAATGGAAACTCTATAGACAGATTGCAGAATATATCTGGATTAGAGTTTTACCTTAAAACTAGGAAGGGCATTATTGCCCTTCTTTCACACACACAAATTATGGAGATTAAAATGAGACAGCATATTTTTGACACTTGGAACAGTGTAATGGATTCAAATATAAATCCATTAAAAAATATTCCTAATTTACAAGTACGCCATTTGATTATGCAAATTCTTGCATGGATGTGGGTATCAGTATGCTCTATGTATTTAGGAAGCATAATGTTCTGGGGAATTAACGCAATCGCACACACCCTCTTACTTGCAGCGATTGTAATTACTGTTGGTACGTTTGAAACTGCCAAGCGAAAGCCTAAAGTTTTTGACAGAATTGATGGATACAACGGACGCCAAAACAATGGCGAACATAATTAAATTTAGATAGGAACACACAATGACACACAAAAATCCCTTTGAAATTAGAACCGAAATGTTACAAATGGCAAAAGACTATATGGATCAACAATATCACATGAATATTCAACTTGCTAATGATCTATATGAACAAGGTCAAAAAACAGCCGAAGAAGTTAAAGAAGCATATCAAATCTATTCTACAGAA